CCCTTTTCAGTATATGGGAAGATGATGTAGAATAGAGAATATGGAGAGGGGAAAGAGAGGCAGACAGATGTTTGATATACAGGAAGAATTGAAAAAGCTTCCGGGAAGGCCGGGAGTCTATCTGATGCATGATGAGACGGATCAGATTATCTATGTCGGAAAAGCAATCAGCCTGAAAAACCGTGTGCGGCAGTATTTTCAAAGCAGCAGGAATAAAGGGGTTAAGATCGAACAGATGGTAACACATATCCGCCGCTTTGAATATATTGTGACAGATTCGGAACTGGAGGCGCTTGTTCTGGAATGTAATCTGATCAAGGAACATCGGCCTAAATATAATACGATGCTGATGGATGACAAGGCCTATCCATTCATCAAGGTGACAACAGGAGAGGAATACCCTCGTATTATGCTGGCACGTCAGATGAAAAAAGATAAGGCACGTTATTTCGGTCCTTATACAAGCTCACAGGCGGTGCGTGACACAATTGATCTGATCCATAAGCTGTATCATATAAGAAGCTGTAATCGTTCACTTCCAAAAGACATTGGAAAAGAGCGTCCGTGTCTGAATTATCATATCAAGCAGTGTGAGGCACCGTGCCAGGGATACATTTCCCAGGAAGAATACCGGAAATCCATTGATGAGGTGATCCGTTTTCTAAATGGAAATTTTGATATGATTTTAAAAGATCTGGAAGATAAGATGATGGCCGCTTCGGAGGCACTGGAATTTGAGAAAGCAATCGAATATAGAGAGTTATTAAATAGTGTGAAAAAGGTGGCTCAGAAACAGAAGATTACAGATTCCAGTGGGGAAGACAGAGATGTCATGGCAGTTGCATGCCAGGACGAAGATGCAGTTGTACAGGTCTTTTTTATCCGTGGCGGAAGATTGATCGGGAGAGACCATTTCTATCTTAGAATCAGCGAAGAGGATAAAAAATCGGAAATTCTTAACAGTTTTATCAAACAGTATTATGCAGGAACCCCTTTTCTTCCGGGTGAACTGATGCTGCCGGAAGAAATCGAAGAGCAGGAACTTCTTGAATCCTGGCTGAGCGCGAAGAAGGGGCAGAAAGTAACGATCCGTGTGCCGAAGAAAGGTACAAAAGAAAAGCTGGTAGAACTGGCGGAAGAGAATGCGAGGATGGTTCTGTCTAAAGATAAAGAGCGGCTAAAGAGGGAAGAAGGACGCACGATCGGTGCAGTGAAGGAGATAGCATCTTTACTGGGACTGGAACAGATCGTCCGTATGGAAGCATATGATATTTCTAATACAAATGGTTTCGAATCGGTAGGCTCTATGGTTGTCTATGAGAAAGGAAAACCAAAGCGGAATGATTACAGGAAGTTCAAAATCAAGAGTGTGAAAGGACCGGATGATTATGCGAGTATGCGAGAAGTTCTTACGCGTCGTTTTACACATGGATTAAAAGAACGTGAGGAGAATGCAGAAGCTGGGAAATTTACAACATTTCCGGATTTAATTCTGATGGATGGAGGCCGTGGACAGGTCAATATTGCATTGCAGGTACTTGATGAGTTGAAGCTGAATATTCCGGTCTGTGGTATGGTGAAAGATGACAATCATAGAACAAGAGGATTATATTATAATAATGTGGAAATCCCGATTGACCGCAATTCAGAAGCATTTAAACTGATCACAAGAATTCAGGATGAAGCCCATCGGTTTGCAATCGAGTTCCACAGGCAGCTGCGTGGCAAAGGGCAGGTACATTCCGTTTTGGATGATATTGAAGGAATCGGTCCGGCCAGAAGAAAGGCATTGATGCGGCATTATCTGAGCCTGGATGCAATCCGGAGCGCAACAGTAGAAGAACTGGCGCAGCTTCCGTCAATGAATGAGAAGGCAGCAGAATCGGTTTATCAATTCTTTCGATAAGTTTTAGAATGAAAATCGACAAGAGGTTATAGAGCCTCTGCCGATTTTCTTTTTTATAGGAAACAGCAGAAAAGAAGAGCGTGCAGAGCGTAAAAACTCTGACACGCTTATTTTTTTTACCATAAAAGCAAATGAGGACGGAAAGGAG